CAGTATTGCTCGACAGGTTAATTACCCGGTATTGATTGCCACCAACCGTGAAAGATGGCACTTGAGACGGAGAAGGCGCAGTTGTAGCAGCAGTAATTTTTACCGTTTTGCCCATTGCCGTAAATGCATTAATTCCCATTTGTCTTCTCCATGATTTCGTCAATCGTTTCAGAGACTTCCCATGAGTTGCCATTCATTCCATAGGCAATCACAACGTCTGTACCGTCTTCTTGCTTATGCTCAAAGAAAGACAGAATCATCTCAGTATTGAGAATCAGACCCTCGCCAATTCGCCCCTTAGTGGCGTTAGTCAGTTTAAGCAGCATCAGGAACCTCTGCCCAGTTAACCGAATCCTCATCCCACTGATAACGCTTAGGCGGCTCACCAGTACCAGCATCGGCTGGCATAGCAACAGGTGCATCCCACAAACAGGTGGTTTCATTCAGCACCCAAGAGTTAAATGGCTTTGGAGGAATAAAGGCATCACGACCAGCATCGTAGGTATAACCAAGGCCAGCGTAGTTTTTACGGAAGGCTTTAGACTGGTCTGCGCTAGGCTCATCTGTCTCAGGATTGTAGTGAACGCCGCCACGGGTGTTGTAGGAGGTCTGTTTATAGACATCCCCAGTACGAGCAGTCAGTTCAGCCTCTTTGCCGTTGTCCTCATCACGGCCTACTGTGACAAAGATCACGACATTGTTTTCATCAAGTTTAGCGAAGTGCGCCATGTTTACCCCTTACGAGAAAGTTACTGTTTCACCAGTTGTTGAAGTAGCGGTCACGGTGTAAATCTTGAAACCACCAGAAGTTGTGGAAGATTGGGTTACACCACCAGAGAAGGTTGCGGTCAGTGTGTCTGGAATCTTAATAATGACCACACCAGAACCGCCGTTGCCGCCAACAACAAGGCCTTGACTTGTAGGGCCACCGCCTCCACCACCCCCGCCTCCATAATTAGCAGAACCAGCAGTTCCATTTCCAGCATTTCCACCAGCGCCACCGCCGCCAGAAGCCGTACCACCTCTGCCGCCTCCACCGCCTCCACCACGAGTTACGCTTGAGCCTGTAATAGAAGAAGCAACGCCAAGACCACCTGCGCCGCCAGAATCTGCCGATCCATCATCGGTTGCATTTCCACCTACGCCACCTGCTCCACCGCCACCACCGCCAGAGCCATTATTATTAAAGTTTCCATTTGAGTTTCCTCCTGCGTATCCTTGGTTTGCAGTTCCAGAACCTCCAGTTCCACCATCAGCAGAGCCACCGCCGCCAGAGCCACCTGAGCCTCCGGTGGTTCCATCTCCATACCAGCGTCCAAAACCGCCACCAGTAGAGGTGATAGTACTAAACACAGAGTTTGAACCGCTTACACCTGTCGCATTAGAACCTCCTGCGCCACCGCCCCCAACTGTAACTGTGTATGCGGTATTGAGTGCAATCTTTAATGTTGACTCCGCAGAAGCACCACCCCCTGATGTTCCAACCGATGTGCGATAACCTCCAGCGCCACCACCACCGTCACCCCGTCCCTTTGTCGCTCCAGCGCCAATACTATCTCCACCACCCCCTCCACCGCCAGCAATAACCAAGAAATCAATTGAATAAACACGGCTAAATGTCACAGTCTCGCTGGTCGTGCTAGTAGCAGTCACAGAGTAGATGTTGAACCCAGAGACAGATGTGGACAGAGATGAAGTCACTCCACCTGAAAAGGTAGCAACCACATTGTCAGGCACTTTAATAATGACAATGCCAGAGCCGCCGTTGCCGCCAGCGCCATTATTATTTCCACCTCCACCACCGCCACCTCCGGTGTTGGCAGTACCAGCAGTTCCTGCTGAAGCATTATTTCCGGCAGCGCCACCGCCACCTAAACCTCCTGACGCTCCAGTAGTAGAACCAGCGCCACCTCCACCGCCAGCACGGGTTACCGATGAACCAGTAATGGATGATGCAACACCATTTCCACCAGCACCACCGGTTGTTGTAACGGCATTAGAACCTACTGCGCTTGCTCCACCACCACCGGCAGATGCAGATGCAGACCCGGTGCCGCCAGCGTATCCCTCAACAGGTGAGAAAGAACCGGCATTTCCAGCACCACCAGACGCATTTGCCCAACCGCCACCGCCAGAACCACCGCTTGTTCCTGCGGCATTAAAGTTTGACCGTCCACCGCCAGTAGATGTTGTGCTTCCAAAAACAGAATTTGAACCGCTTACTCCATTATTTGATCCGCCCGCAGCGCCACCTGCACCACCGCTACCAACCGTGACTGTATATGCAACACCAAAAGAAAATTGAGATGTTGAACCTGTGCGATATCCACCAGCGCCACCTCCACCGCCTAGATTTGATGTTGCTCCACCTCCACCTGCTACCACTAAGAAGTCAACAGGTGCGCCAGCAAGGAAAGTAACAGTCTCAGATGTGGTCGATGTGGCCGTTACAGAATAGATGTTGTAACCAGAAACAGATGTGATGGTCGTAAAAGTTACGCCAGATGAGAATGAGGCATAGTGTGTCGATGGAATTTTGATGATGACGATACCGCTGCCGCCGTTGCTACCATTACCGCTTCCTCCGTTGCCACCTCCACCACCGCCTGTGTTTGCGCTTCCAGCAGTGCCGTTTCCATTCACACCGCCATTACCACCACCTCCAGCACCAGCACCACCCACAGGATCAATTGTGCCGCCACCACCGCCACCAGCCCTAGTAACACTTGATCCAGTGATACTTGATGCGGTTCCAGCACCGCCATCACCACCATAACCAGAACCATCTACTGATGAGTTTTCACCAACACCTCCAGAGCCACCGCCACCACCACCAATTTGGCCTGATGTTCCATCGCCAATTGCATCACCACCATTATTACCTTGGCTAGGCGATGTAGAAGGAGTGTTACCAGCACCTCCAGTTCTTTGGGTTCCATCACCACCAGCACCACCACCTGAACCACCATTTAATCCATTTTTTTGACCACCGGCGTTTACGCCACCACCACCTCCACCACCTGCAGAAGTAATGCTGGAAAACACACTATTGCTTCCGTTTGAACCGGCAGATGACGAATAAACACCACCATTGCCACCAGCACCTACTGTGACTGTGTATGCGCTTCCAACAACTAAATTTTGTGAGGAAAACTCACGATAGCCACCTGCGCCACCGCCACCACCAACACCGGGTCCACCACCTCCACCACCAGCGACAACAAGGTAGTCGGCGAGTATCCCGCCGCCTTTCGGAACCGCAGATAAAAGTAGCTGGATAATGCCCATTAGCTGACATTCCCTGCAATCACACAGGCCACGTTACTGGTGAACAAGACCGTTGCTATACCTCTAGTTGCTAAGTTTGCACTTGCAACATCGGTGTCCGTGCCAGCAATGTACGCAGTAGTAATCGTACATACGATATTGGCATTGGCATTTGTATTGTTGAAAATGGATACTGCATCGCCAGCAGAAAACACATTATTGGTAATGTTAATAGAGCCACCAGAGCCAATGGTCACATAGCGGCCTACGTCAGCCTTGGCTAGGGTATAAGCCGTAGTCTTGTCGCCAACAGAAGCAATCGCCCTCACATTGCCGTACTGGTCTTGCACTGTAGTCACAGTGACGTTACCAGAGGCTACGTTGGCATTGGCAAGGGTGGCATTGTTAATGGTGGTGATCGTTCCGCCGAGATTGACTGCCGTATTGCCAATGGTGACGTTAGAGTTTGCTAGTTGAGCATTGGTGATAGCAGGGCTAAAAGTGGTCACATTCGCCACATTGATGGTGGCTGTGCCAGTAACCGTGACATTGCTAAAGGTTTCAGCCTTACCACCAGCATCATTCATTAACTGGAAGTTCGTACCGTCATACATGACCGAAACAATGCCACCAGCCAAAATGTCACCAGCAGACAAGGCCGAACCATCCGTCCTTACAATGCTCTGAGTGCCCTGTGCGTTCACATTGAGGGTGGAAGCACCCGTATTTGTGTTTGTAGCCTTAAACTGAAAGGCAATACCTGCCGCATACGTTGTAGTCTGCCCTGTGATCGTAATAACATAGTTATTAGCAGAACCCGTATCTAACGCATAGTTAGAGTATGTAATCGCATTATTGATAGCAGCGTTTACATTAGAGAAGTTGTTATCTAACTGAGATAACGGTATGGCAGTAGTTGCCGTGGCAAACGTGTTAGGTATGGTGACTTTAGCGGTCATGGTTTAGTACCTCGCTCTCAATTCGTATTCAAAGTTCATTCCGTTGTAGATAAAAGCTGCGCTGTTTGAAGTCAGCGTCATACCAAGATACTTCCCATATTGTTGTGCATCTGACTTATAAAGGAAATACCCTGAGTTGATCCAGTCAATCTCGGCGTTGACGTTGTTAGTCCACGGGATCGTGTCATTGTTTAGGTTGTACCAAATCACGCCAGAAGACAAAACAATCTGAGAAGATGATCTGTTTTCATTGTCCACCGTGGCATAACAGATTGCACCAGAAGTAGAGGTCAACTCTACCCCAATCTTAAGCGCCTGCTTGTCCCTGATCGGATCACCCATCGGCAACAAGGCGGTCTGCACCGTGCTGGCTATAGAGGCACTAGTGTTAGCATACATGTTTACAAAGTCTGTGCCACGGGTGCCATACGCCTCAATCGTGCCACCAAGAGGGCTACTGACAATGTATTTGAGCGTGTTAGATTGATTGGTGATAAACCATTTCTTGTCAAAAAAGATGGCTTGTACAAAACGACTAGAGCCTGTGTAGTAGTTTGTGCGGAAGTTAAAAGCGGCGCACAAGATGTTGTTTAACAAGATTTGGCAAGCAGAGATGGGATAGCTGAAGTCAATGGATGGGAAAATCCCATCAAGCGCATCGCTGATCTTGCTAGTCGTAGAGCCCACCAAGGCATACATGCCATAGCGGTTCATAAACAGAATTGAACGGAAGTAAGGGAATATGGCATCTGGTAGGTCTGAACCGATAGATGCCGAGATATTGGTGTTAGAAAAGAGTGTCTCACCAGAGGTAGAAGACACCCGAACATCTGAGAAGACATTAATCGAATCACTACCGAACACATATAGAAAGTTGTTAGCACTCACTAACTGAATGATGTTGCCGTGTAGCGTAGAGTCGGTTAGTGTGATGTTACCGGCTGAGATGGTTCCAAAGTCATTGTAGGAGTCAGCAGCCGAATAATAGACAGTTCGATTATCTGAAATCCAGACTCGACCAGAGAAAGTGGCAATCGCTTGTCCTACTTGACTAAAAAGCGTGGCAGTAGCGTTTGCGTTACCTGCGCTGAAACTGACCGTTACATTGGCAGAGTTGGTGTAGCCCGATCCGGACTCGGTAATCGTTACGCTTCCAACCGCATTGCCCGTGAGGGTAGCAACCGCTGTCGCTTGTACTCCATTCGCTTCATCTGGGGCAGAAATTGTCACATTCGGCGCAGACGTATAACCGCTGCCACCACTAGTGATAGTGACGGACAGAACACTACCTACAGAGGTCAGGTTAGTACCATTCCACGTTTTATAGCCATTGTTAGGATCGATGAACAAGACTCGTTCATTCTTCCATTGTGTAACTTGCACCCCACTGTTGGAGAATGTTGAAGCATTGGCAATATTGCCGAGGGTGTTGCCAGCGGTCAGATTGACATACTGAGCCGCACCATTGTCTAGCATGGCAACGATCACATCTGTATTGACGTTAGCCAGATTGATAGAAGCAGAAAACAGGGAAACCACGTTACCGCTAAATGTGACATTGGCTACGGTGTCTTCTGCAGGCACTACTCGCATGTTGCCAAAGCCGATTGGCATGGCATTTTCAATGTAGGAGAACTGGTCTGCACCAATAGCCGTTCTATTGGCCTTGGTGTCCATTCCTTTGAAGTCTTTGGTGACTTGGTAGCGTTTAGACTGTTCTGCAGACTGAGCCATCTACTACCTCGATGCGAAGGTGTAGGGGTTGTACATTCTGCGGGTAAAGGTTGAGTTGAGCACAGCCTGAACCTGTTTGTTGTACTGTGCTTGGAAAATTTCAGCCTCACCGTAAGACTGCTCTTGATACTTGGCTTGAAACGCTGCGTAATATTTGACTGGCGTGGTATACGGGTCTTGGATAACTTCTACAGAGTTATCGTTAACCAGAGGGTCTGGCAAAACCACCGTGTCAAGTTCTGCTACATAAAGCTGGTCTGGCACAGGCTGAACGTAGATTTGTCCTTGCCCGTATTGAGAGAAGGCGATGGGCCTGCCGACATAGTTCTGCCAGTAGCGCAATTCAGTATTAAATTGCGTCCAAGGGCGATACAGAAGTGGGACTCGACTGTTCCCCCAGTAAATATTGATGTTGATGGTATCTAGGTTACGAGAAGGCGTTTGAGCCAAAGTAGCCGTAGCTGTAGCGTTTCCGGTGAGCGTGACTGTAGGCGTTGTAGAGTAGCCAGAACCCGGATTGGTAACAGCAATTGAGGCTACAGAGCCATTGCCATCGAGAACTGCAACTGCCTCGGCTGGTACGCCAAGTGCAGAAGATGGGTTTGCAACCGTTACTGTGGGAGCAGTATTGCCATAGCCAGAGCCGCCAGAAACAACAGTAACGCTATCAAGATATCCGTTGGGTAATTGGGAGAGGGTGAAAGTCTCAACATTTTGGAGAAAGTTGACCTGCCGAATGTAACGCAGGCATCCCGTATCCCTAACAATACGCTCCCTAGCAGCGTTAATATACGCCGTAAGATCAGAGTCAGACCAGAAGTTTCCAGCCGCATCGTGAAGTAACCGGCGTACTTCTGTAATGTATCCAGACAAAGTTGCCATAACTTCCTCATATCATCTTAGAACTTCAACCCAAGAAAGTGAGTGTTCACTCACCTTCAAGGGCATCCATTCCCACCGGGGCTGGTAAGTGGCTATTTCCGATAACAAAGTTCTTACAAAGTAACAATGTCACCATACAGGCTAATATCGCATGTGACTGCAGTATTGCCCGTTGAAACATTTACATACAACACCTGACTAGTCTGTACGTTAGAGTTCGCAGCGCTTGACAGAACAAGGTCTTTATACCCGTTAGCAATAGCCGTAGAACCTAACGCTGCATCAGCAGCAATGGCAGTGCCCGCACCACTTGCAGAGGTGAAGACACCGACATTGGTAGCATTTGCAGTACCAGAGAAATTCGACAGGGTGATGCGCCGCACAATGTACTTAGTCGCTTCTTGGGCAACCAGAGTGGTAACGTCTCCCGTAGAAGCAAGATTTACTGATTGCTTCGTAGCGAGGCGAACATTACCAAACGAGTTGGGATAGAGCGAACTTACATGATTAGCGTTCATGTCGAACCTCCTTTAGGTGTTGTACTGACCAGTAGCGTTCACGGAAGGATTGACCGTCAGAGCAGTAACCGTCTTAGCGCCAGCCTGAGTACCAGTCAGACGCACGTTTACTCCGTCAGAGATCACCATACCGCCGGTACCGTTGGCATACAGGGTTGACCAAGTATTGCCGGTACTAGCGGTTTGGATTTCCACGTTTACGTTAGTGGTTGCACCGAGAAGATAGGTGCCAGCAGTAATCACGACAGAGGTGGTATTCGGAACCGAGAAGGTTCTGGTTAGGAAATACGCACCAGTCGAGTTAGCGTTTGCACCTGCAATGATGATTTTATTAAGAGCCAAAGCCATTTTCTATCTCCCTTACAGTGACAGATAGTTATAACCAGTGACCGCTGTCATGGATTTCGGCTTGGTGCTAACCAGTTCAGCAATGGTCAGAACTGCACCGACATATCCAATCTGCCAGTTTGGTAGGGTGGACTCAAAACCCGTGAACGCAAACGAACCCTGCTCATGGATATAGAGCGACAGGTAGTTATTGTTCAGCAGATACAGAGTTCCCTCTGGGCAGTAGGGGTCAGGATAGATGGGCACGCCAGCAACCATCAGGGCACGGAAAGCAGCCTGTGCGCCGTTAGGATCACTAGTAAATGCGGAACCCGGAGTAATAACGTACTGCTCTTGACCGACAAAGTCTTGAGCAAGCAGCGTCCAAGTGCCGAATCCGCAAACGCCAAACGAGGGAACTTCCGCACAGTTTTTCACCGTACCGGAGATGTACTGCAGCAAGTTCTGACGAGTGGGGTTGACGGAGCCAGCGGCATAAGCCTTGGACTGCCACCAGCTATAAGAAGAACGGTCAATGTTACCGTAGGTGCCAGTAGCGGAAACCGCAGCGGGCAGGCCGGTAAATTGTTGCGTATCGCTGGTGTTGTTGTACAGAGAATAAGCCATCGAATCCAGCATGACGTTGGTCGCATCATTCATACGAGCCTCGATCAGGGGGACGATAGCGTAATCTTGCTGCACTGCACCTTCCATTCCGAGGAACGGTACGGGGCAAATCATCAGCTTGAGGTTGAACTCAGCGTTGTAAGCACCCTGCTGAACGCTCGGTTGAGCGAAAGAGCCAGAGTAGTCAGACCACTGAGCGTTGACGAATTGAGCGCCCTGAACAGGAACGGTCACCGAGGACACACCGCCGGAAGCCTGCTGGCTATTAGCAAGCAGAGCAGCCATTAGAGGTGTCGAGTTATAAATTTGCACCACCATCTTCGGGATAAATGCACGCCGAGTAACGTAGGTCAACTCGTTAAACTGTGTACTTCCCGTAGCTGGAATGATGCCGCCGCCTATAGCCATATCATTCTCCTAAAAATTTAAGCCCCATTTACTTCTACAAACCGATTGGACGAGGAGCCTTACGCAATTCTTCAAAGGCTTTCATCGCTTCTTCTCTGGCAGCGACTACTGGATTCTTCATGTAGCCGTTGACATCAAACTGTTGCATGACTGGCTTAGGGAAAGCACTGGGAGTGGGCGTTGCAGTTTCTTGCATCCACTTCCAATAATCTGCCGCAGCGTCATGGTTAGTAATACCTTTTTCCAGCATGACCTTCTCGATGGCCTCAATGTCCTCAGAAGACCTAGCCTTGCCAGATGCTTTAAGGGCATCCCGGCGCTTGGATAGTTCTTCACGGGCATCTTTTTCAGCCAGCTTTGCTTCCATAGCCTGCAACTTTTGTTCGTAAGTACTCGCTAACTTATGGGCGGTATCTTCGACTTCTAGTTCAGGAATGGGGAGGTCAGGACGAACCCTTTTGGTCAAACGCAGAAAGTCTTTACGAGTTTCTTTGTTCTCAGCCAAGGTTTTGCTCAAAAGAGCGAGTTCTTCCAGTTGTTCTGCTGTGTAGTTTTCCAGACTCATAGTTAGCCCCTTCCTAGAGTTAGATTACTTTTTTGGTATCGCCGGGTTTAGAGAGCGTCATCTTGTTCTTAGCGGTTGCATCGCTAGGAGTGTTGAGGCCGCCCATTTCGCTAAACCGGGGAGGGTTGGCAATTTGCCCGTTGTCCTTCTTGTTATCAACTGGGCCACGGATATGGCTTGCGCCACGGGGTTTGAACAAGTCCATGATAAATCTCCTTTACATGGGTGAAGTAGGTTGACCTGCCGGTGGTTGTGGAGGCATCGGTGGTTGAACAGACGGTTGAGACTGAACCACTTTCTGCTCCGGTGTTGCACCCGCCGCTTGAGGCAGCGTTTGCATCATCTGAATAATCTCGGACGGGATCAGTTCTTGAGTCCTTGCCTCTGGCTTTCCAAAGGTCTTAGCTAGACTTTTGACTGTATCCATAATGGCTTTGCCTTCCTCGGTATCAGAACCAAGCGCAGGCAGAGATTGCTGAAGCAAATCCATAGCAATCTGAATATTGATCTTGGCAGCAGCCCTCTCGCCCTCTTTGGGCTCAGGCGTGCTCATAGGAGCGCCAGTAGGAGGTGTTTCAGAGTCAGCAAGGGAAGACGGAGGCGTAACGGGGGCTGCATTAGCATCCCTCTGCATTAGCTGCATCACTTTCTTGTCCTGACCGTCCATAAACCCCCCAGTTAGTACTCACTTACAACAAAGGTTAAAAAAAAAGCATATTTTGTCAAGGGGTGGACTAGCCACCCCCCGAATGGAAGCCCCGGAGGGCTACCAATTACTTGCGAGCCTTACGGCCTTTGCGAGCTTTGCGTGCCATGATCGAATCTCCTCGATTGCGGCGGCCACTTAGTTCATAGGGCAAGCAGCCACACCCTTTTCCTGATTAAGGAAACCTTTAGCGCCGTGTTTTCCGACCACGCTTCATTTTCTTAGCGTACATAGTCTTCTCCTAGAGAGTTAGCCCCTGCCATAA